TCGAGTTCGTCTAGTTTCATGCTGTCGTTTCCTTTGCTGTCGGTGCTGTCAGTGTACAGGAAAAGAGCGGGACAGCGCGGCGACAGCGGACCGCGCCATCCCTACCGGCCAGGCCGGATTAGGTCGCCGCCACTTCCACGATGTCGGTGGTGATTTCGATCATGACGCTGGCGCTCGTGATCTGATCGACCGATCCGACGTTGGTGGTGTAGGACATCACGACACCGGCAAAGTACAACGTGGTGCCGTCCTGAAGCACGATCTCGAAAGCCACCGGATCGTCAGAGTCGAGCGCGGTGATGATGTCGGCCTGCCCGGTGTCGGTCGGGACGCGGGCAACAGTCATGGCCACCTGGCCGTCGTTGTAGCTGCCCTTGCGCTTGACCGTGCGGCGTGCGCCCAGCGGGCTGTGCGTGACCAGCGCGTATTCGCGGCCAAATTCGCCCAGGTCGGTGACTTCGCCGACAGCCGAGTAGGACAGCGCCCCGTAGCCGCTGGCGTCATAGGTGGCCGGGAGAGTGCTGCTGATGCCGATCGTCGTACCGGCAGACGTAAATGCTCCAGAAATGCTCATGATGAATTACCTCGCGCGAGTTTTGCTCGATAGCCGAGCGTAATGACGACAGAATACCAGCCGTCCTGTGCGGCCCCAGGTTGCCGCTGTTGGCTGGCAATGGTCGCTGCTTGGCCGTCGTATTCCACCAGCGAGCCAATCGGGAAAGCCCGGAATATCTCCTCAGCTTTCGTTTTCGCTGCAATCGCGCCAGTCCCGACCGGGTAGCGCAGGATTGCCTGAAATATGCCGTCGGTGATGTCACGGCTGCTCAAATCGTAGCCGGTCACGTCATTTGCCAGCGTGGACAGTTCGACGTAGGCGGTGCCCGTCGTCGGCGTGTAGGCGATATTCTCGTGTGCAATCGGCAGGCCGAACGCACCGTCAATGAACGCCTGCACGAACGCCTGGTCGATCCTAACGGCGGACACGACGCGCCTCCTGCTCCACGGTGCGCTCCAGCCGTGCGATATTCCGCCGCGCCATGCCGTCGCGTTCTTCCCAGACCTCGGCGTAGGGAAGGTTGTTCGACAGCCAGTTCACGCGCCCTGCTTGCACAGTCGCCAGCACATCGGCTTGCGCTGATCCACCTGGCGATCCCTGCGGCACAGTGTCCAGACGGTCGGTCTGCGTCGTCACCGGGTTGTCGAGTGAAACCTGCCAGTTTCCTCGCAGTCGCCCGGTATCAACGCGGGTGTCCCGGATGATCCCGTTGAACAGCTCCACGATGACTGCCCGTGTCACGGTGTCGAGGTCTTGCTTCAACGCCTTCGCGAACCGCTCGATGTCAGCTTGGAAAAGCTGCGGCGTACTCATGCCCGCACCCTCACAAAGTGCGCAAGGTCGGTGCCCGCTGGACTGCTGGTCTGCACCTCTTGAATGGCATACGTCGCACCGTCGATCGTCACCGTATCGCTCAATCGCGGCTCGATCTCGGTGGCGCGGATGACCAGTTCGCGGTCTGTGGACTGAATCCGCGTCCCGTCGATCAGGCTGTTCGGATACCGGCGCAGTGTGCCGACGGTTTCAATCGTGGTGGTGGTCTGCGTGCTCACGCCAGTCACCGGATCGATACCGCCACCGGTGATGCGGGTGAACGTGACCGTCTGCCCGAACCGCTCCAGCAGGTCAGACGCCACGCTTTGCATCCGATCGTAGAACGCGCTCATGACCGCTCCAGCACGATAGCCTGGCCACGGGTGATCTGTCGGATCAGCGCCATGGCCTGTGACTGGATGACGCGCTCGCCGACAACGGTCGGCTCGGCATACGCCACCTCGACAGCGCCATCGACCCGCTCCCGCGTGATGTGCTGGCGGTCGGTCCTGTTGTACAGGTCAACGCCACCGTTCAGATCCAACACCAGTTCCTTCTGTACCTGCTCGACCAGCGCCGGTACGGTCTCGTCGTCCGCCTCGTAGCCGCGAATGATTGCACCAGAGCGCGGCCATGCGAGCGCCTGGTCGGCGTCGGTGCGCGTGCCTCGATACCGGCCTTCCAGCGTCTCCATGTAGTCGGTGGCCTTGATCAGCAGCACGTCGGTGGCCGCCGTATCAGCGAGCGTCACACCACGCTCCGCAGCGTAGGCAATCGCGGCAGCGCGGGTGATGTAGCTGTTCGTTCCGACTGTAATCGTCATGCCCGCTGCTCCCATCGTGCCCGGAATAGGCCTTCCGCGTCCGCCGTGTTGATGCTGTTGATGCGGATATAGTACGTGCCCGCAGGGAAGCCCAGCGGCAAATCCTCGCTGGCGCTGATTTCGTTCGCCTGCGTTGCCGGGCTGCCTGCGTTCAGCAGCAGCACATCCACCACCGTTCCGCCGGTGTGCGTACCGCCAGCCGCCATGGTGACGCCAGCGGCAACGCTCGGTGCCTCGCTCATGCCGTTGGCTGGCAGGATCGGCAGTGGCGTGCTGAAAGTACCGCCCTCGGTACCGCCGACCACAAGCTCGATGCTGCACTCGCCGAGAATCAGCACAGCGCCGAACGTCTGCACGATGGTGTCACCAGTCGCCACTACCTTGATGACCTCGGTGGCGTCCGGCGCAATGTCGAACTGCCGGAACGTGTAGAACTCGCGGCCCTCGTAGAACGCCGTTGATCCCACGTCGGTCTTCAGCCGCCGCGTACCCTGACGCTCGCTCGTCAGCATGTCTGACGGCGTTCCAGGCAGCGTGTACCAGTCAGCGACCACGATAGCCCCCAGCGCGGATAGCGCGGCCCTGGCGTTCAGCCTTCGCCTTGGCTCCCGGCCCGGTGTAGCAGGCTCCAGACTGGCCCCACTTCCAGCCGCGCTTTCCGCCCTTCTGGCATCGCTGTGCAGGCATTAGTCAATCGGGCTAGGCCCGTCCTCCCTGCTGGTGGCTCCAACGCAGTGCCAATCCGCACGCGCCAGATCATTCGGTGTCAGTCGATCCCGAGCGCCGGATGCAATGCCAGCGGATCGAGCGCAATACGCATTGCCAGCCTCGGTGCCAGGCCTGACGGTTGCGCCCTCTTGGCCGAAGTTGATCACGCGGCCCTCGGCAGTGACCGCAGCCTTTTTCTTGCCCTGTGCGTTGCTGGAGCGGATCGTGACGATCTGGCCCTTGATCCGGTAACGCTTGCCGATTTCGAGTGGCATTAGGATTGCTCCGGGTCTAATGGCGACTCGATCCCGAACAGCGCGTCCATCTGCTCGTCAGTGTAGCCCATCGCCTCACCAAGCTGAATCAGGTCTGGGTGCATCCGATCAAACGTGCTGCTGTCATCCCACATGATCTGGATGTTCCGAGGCCACGATGGATACGCGGCTTCGATGTCGTCAAGGTACCCTGCGGCGAGAAGCGCCAATTTGAACTGCGCCCGAGAAAGACTGGCGGCAGCGCGTTGGTTTTCCTTTCGAGCAACCTCGCGCTCTTCTGGAGTGCCAGCCGGTTTGCGGGTGTATTGGGTTCCGTCGAATTGCCAGTCGGTATAGCCGAGCGGCGCATCGCCTGATGCCGTGACGTGCGGATAGATGCCAAGCACTGCGAGCGCGGCTGTGTCTTCGCGCTTGATCAGCGGCGCTGTCGGGGTCAGCATCCCGTCATGCTGGACGTGGCGCGGCGGGGTTTTGTGAGATTGGGTAAGATATTTCATTATTGCGCCACTCCGTTTAATGTGATTGTCCACCCGCGAGACTTAAGATTCGTAACCGCTGTCGATACCGATGGCGTACCCGTGCCTGCGTCATAATCGATTGTGATGTCAACGCCAGAAGCAGGGGCAGACTGACCTGATGTGTCAAGGCTATTTAGGATGTTCTCTACCGATGTGGCGGTGAGTGATGAACAACCGTCCCATGCGTTTACGAAACAGTTATCGACAGGTGTACCTGTCCAGCTATCAAAGAAGTTAGCTGGGAAAGATGTAAGCGATGAGCAGTTGCGCCATGCTGCCTGAAAATACGTCCCACTGGATGTGTTAATTAGAGGGAATGATGTGAGTGAGGTGCAGTTGAGCCATGTTTCTTTAAAATTCGTCCCACTGGATGTGTTAATCAGAGGAAACGATGTGAGAGAGGAGCAGCCGTCCCATGCTTGAACAAAATTCGTCCCGCTGGATGTGTTAATCAGAGGAAAAGATGTGAGTGACGAGCAGTCGCCCCATGCTAAACTAAAATTCGTCCCACTTGATGTGTCGATCAGAGGAAACGATGTGAGTGACGAGCAGGCTAGCCATGCTCGACTAAAATTCGTCACGCTGGATGTGTCTAGCAGAGGGAAAGAGGTGAGTGAGGTGCAATTGCGCCATGTTTCTGTAAAATTCGTCCCGCTGGAGGTGTCGATTAGAGGAAATGACGTGAGTGAGGTGCAATTGCGCCATGCAAAAGAAAAACTCGTCCCGCTGGAGGTGTCGATCAGTGGAAACGATGTAAGCGATGAGCAGCCTTCCCATGCTAAACTAAAATTCGTCCCACTTGATGTGTCGATCAGAGGAAATGACGTGAGTGATGAGCAGCCGCGCC